TCAAAGAGTGATCCTTCCTTCGGGCCAGATGACCTCCGTGACGCCGGTTCCTCCGATGAGCTTGGAGCATTCCGGGCACGGTGCTCTGGTGACGTAGAGCGAGGCACCTTGGAGGTCCTCGCGGTTGGCGTAGATGATCGCGTTCTGCTCGGCGTGGAGAGCTACGCATCGACCGGGTCCGCTGTTGTAGTCGGTTCCCGGAGCGACGGTGGATGTGCGACGGGGGCATGTGAGACACCCCGGCTTGCCTGCCGGTGATCCGTTGTAACCGGTCGAGCGGATACGTCGGTCGTTGACCACGACAGCCCCGACTTGCGACCTTTCGCAGTCGGAGCGTGCCGCTACCGAGCGGGCAATGCCGAGGAAGTACGCATCCCATTCGGGACGGTCAATCAATCTGAGGCTTCCTTTCCGTGGCGAGTTCGTAGATGGTCAGTGCTCTGCGGGCTACCTCCTCGGTGTGTATCGGGAGGTCGAATCCGGTCGACCCGTCGAAGTCCTCGAAGGCCTTGCGTTCGTACTCGACGCCGGCACTCTCTTCGGGGTACCGAGCTTGCAGATCCACCAGTTCGTAAGCCCACTTGTCGAACTGGGCGTCGGAGACCAACGTCTTGTTCCGCACGTAGTAGAGATACGAGTGGATGATCAGGAGCCGTCGGAGGTGGTTGATCCTCTCGGGGATCGTCTGGGTTACTCGACCGGCTGCCACTCCGAGACCTCTCGTGTCACGACCTCGTGGGGTCCCCATCGTTCGGAGTTGTACTGTGCGGCTGCCTGAGCTTCCTCCAAGGTCCAATCGGTGAATCCCCAAGGGCGACTATCTCCGTCGACTTCGCGGATCAGGTATTCGGTCTTCACTGCTGCTCTCCTTGCTCGATGGTTCGTAGGTAGGCACTGATCTCGTTCAGCTCCACAGGGCGCTGCCAGGCGTCCCAACCGATGTGGATCTCTCGACCGACGAACCGGTCTTCGGTGTGGAGGTGTCCGTGGATCAGAGGCAGGCCCTCGTCTCGGAGCCGCCATTGCATGTACCGGGACTCGGCACGGTCTCGGGTGTAGGGGAAGTGGCTCAACAGGACCTGGCCTCCGTTGACTCGTACCGAGCCGAACGTCGAGACGGTGTCGAACACGTTCCAGGCACGTAGCTGCCTCTGACCCTCGACCCACTTGCGGTGCATCGGGTGTGCTCTGTCGTGGTTGCCGAGGATCAGGTGAGTGTCGACAGGAGCCAGCTCGTCTTCGAGCAACCCCAGAGCGTGTACCTCCCCTCCCCCGGTGCCTGCTGACAGGTCACCGAGGATGAACAGAGTGTCTTCATCCCGGAGATAGTCGTTCAGCGACTCGATGACCGCTGTGTCGTGTTCCTCGATGGTGTCGAATCCACGTAGCTCAGCGAGCTTCTCGTGGCCCAGATGAAGGTCCGAGGTGAACCAGGTCCTACTCATTTGCTACCTCCTTGTCATGTGTTCGGGTGCTCTTCGATGTAGACGGACAACCAGAGGGAGAGGGCGAATCCGGCGATGACCCAGCTCAATGGCTCCCTCGCTCCGGTGGGGTCAGGACGGTCTCGAACTTGAAGACGTACCTCGGTGTCGGGTAGTTCATCGAGAACCTGCCTTGGACGAACAGGGACTCCAGGAGTTGCTGATCCAGGTCGGTGATCTGGTACCGCTCTCCGTGGAAGATCAGTGCTGTGGGGTAGACCCGATCCGGGTCGGCGTACTCGAACTCCAGGGGCCTACGCATCGCGCTCCTCCAGTTGTCGCTTGAGACTGTCGATCTCGATCTCCAGTTGCATGATCTGACCGATCAGTTCGTCCTTCTCGATGTCGAGACGGTCGGACTCGTCGAGGGCTGACATGGCCCTCTCGATCAGTTCGGGGATGACCCCGTGGGCTGCAGCGATGAATGCTGCGATGTCGGGCGAGACGCCGAGTGCGACCTCGGCGGTCTCCCCTGAATCACTCATGCTGAGCACGATGTCCTCGTCGGTGTCGCTGACGATCCATCCATCGGTGCCGGAATCGGCCCAGGATTGATAGAGACGGTCGAAAAACTCTTGGTTGTCCATCACCCTCCGTTCGGTGTCAAGTCGGCTCTATGGCCGATGTAGACGTAGTTCCAGATCCGATGTCCTTGCTCGATTTCGAGTAGCTCGAAGTTCTCGATCCCGTGAGCCTCGAACTCTCGTGCCGCACAGCTCTCGATGTGGTGGCCGATGTCGACGAACCGGTAGTCCACCGGGACGACCACCCTCACGTCCTCAGTACTTCGCGCCATACAAGCTCCCCCATGACCGGCCTCCGACCTCAGGGTCGGTGCCGATCCACGTCGGTCCCATCTGCTCTGCCATGAGCCGTCCGATCTCAGATGCTCCCCACTCGGCGTGTGCCTCGGGCACAGAGGCCAGAACCTCGTCGTGAATCGGAAGTCGCAGGTAGGGAGTGAATCCCGCGTCGTGAAGACGCAGGAGAGCACGACCTGTTACGTCACGTGACGAAGATTGGATGAGGTAGTTGAGTGCGGAATACGCCCGTGATGGGTCCACCGGGAGCCGTCGACCGACCGGTGTGACGATGAACCCCTGTTTGCCGGCTTCGGTCTGGAGCTTGCGAGAGAGCCGCTGCACTCCGGGGTAGGCCCTGTCGAAGCCATCGACCACCTGCTTGGCTCGCTTCATGTCCAGGCCGGTCTGCTCGGCCACGGTCTTGGCACCGCCGCCGTAGACGCGACCGAAGTTCACGACCTTGGCGTACTTGCGTTCCGGGTCGTCCTTGGTGATGTGATCACCGAAAGCCGCCTGGGCAGTGAGCAAGTGAAGGTCTGCACCTTCCCGGAAGGCCTTGATCATCGTCCGGTCACCCGAGAGTGCCGCGAGCACTCGCAGCTCCTGGGCCTGGTAGTCGACCGAGGCGATCTTGTGGCCCTCGTCCGCGAGGAAGCAGCGACGGATCATCCAGTCGCCAGACGGGAGTGTCTGGGCAGGGATACCGGTGATGGACATCCGCGCCGTCCGAGCGCGCAGAGCGTTGATCGACGCGTGGCAACGGTCGTTGGCGTCCTTCTGCTTGAGGAACCCGTCGACCCAGGTGGTGCGCCACTTGCGAGCTTTCTTCGCCTCCTTCACCGCTACCGCGAAGTCGTCACCATCCTTGACGAGCTGGTCGAGAAGTTTCTTGTCCACCTTGCGTTTACCCGTCGGGGTCCGGTCCTTGATCTTGACCCCTCGGGCCTCCAGAACATCGGCTACCTGTTCGGTGGAGTTGACGTTCTCGCAGCCCAGCGCGGCTGCCAGCTCGACGTAGTGGTCTTCGTCGGCTTTGAGCTGTTCGGAGAGCTTCTCGGTGTACTCGACATCGAGGAGGAATCCTGTGCGCTCCATGATCGAGCAGACCTCGGCGATACGGTGCTCGTACCGGATCAGGTCCCGAGAGAACGTGGGAACCAGTCGGTCGAGCTTGAGGAGCAGTCGAGCAGCCAGGATCGGGTCCATACCGGCGTAGAGCTGGTACCACGGATCGTCGCGGTCGATGACCTTCCAGATCTTGTCCTTGGTGGTCTTGTGCTCCTTCGCCAGTCGGGTCATCAGACCCTTGACGTTCGCTGCTACCTCCTCGTCGAGGTAGTGCGCGGTGAGCTGTGAAAGGCCGTGTCCGATACCGCCTTCCTCCTGTCCCCTGGGGTCGACCAGATGGGCCAGGATCTTCGTGTCCGTCACCTTGGGCCAGAGCTTGTCCATCGGTACCCCGAGGCAGCGGTCGAAGACCTGGAGGTCGAACGCAGCGTTGTGCAACACCAGGTTCTGCACGCCCAGCAGGGCGAGCCGTACGTCTTCCTCGTACCGGGGTCCTAGCTCGGTGGGCACTACCCATGCTTCGGTCGGTGTACCGAACTGGACGAGCCGAAGCCGGAACTCGTCCGAGTAGATGTCCAATCCCGTTGTCTCGGAGTCCAATCCGAGCCACTTGAGGTTGCCCCGGATGAAGTCACGGAACCCTTCGAGGTCGTCTTCGTTCTCTACAACCCGCACAACAACGGGTTCGCCTGCAACTTCATGCCGGTGCTCTCTCATTGACTGCTCCTTATCGGTGGTAGATCCCCCTGACGGTGCGGGAGATGGTGGCTGGATTGACGTCGTAGATCTCGGCCAGCTCGGACTGGCTGAAACCGCTGCGGTACGCGTCACGGATCGTCGTGACCTCTCGCGGGGTGAGTTTCTTGCGGTTGTCGTAGAGCTTGGATCTCAGTTCTTTGTTCTCGGAGAGGACCTTTCGGTACTCGTCGAGGAGTTCGTCGTAGGTCATGCGGGCACCGCCAGCACGAGAAGGATCAGGATGTACCACCAGACGAGGAGGATCGGGAGCAGAGCGTTGTTGTTCATTCGCTCACCCGGCCAACCGAGTAGAGGGCGACGTGGTCCCAGTTGAAGGTGGTGTACATCGCTTCCTCGCCGTAGACGGTCAGCGTCCCTTCGGCGGGGTCGAGCATGACGTTGGCGTGCTCGAATCGAGCGACGGTGTCGTCGGTCAGGATGACGGTGACATCGCGGAGTTCGTTCATCTCAGAGGGTCCTTTCAGTAGGAGTACGGGGTGTCGGGGATGTCCTGGTAGACGTTGGGAGCGACGGTGCGGAGCTGCTCCAGCAGTTGTCCTGCAAGCTCACGGATCTCGGCGTCTGCCGCCTCGTGCCATCGGGCTTTGATGACGTAGCGCCAGGCTCGGTGGTTACCGGTGACGACCATCGGGGAGTCGATGCAGTTCGGCACGACAGCGCGGGCTGCTTCTCGCGCTTTCTTCCGCTCGAACCCGAGCTTGGTCATGATCTCGACGATGCTGTTGTACGAGTCATGGGCTTGGTTCAGCGACTTGGTCGTCGCCTCCATCAGGATTTCCTTGTCCAGCTCGGTCAGATCCGGGTGCGTAAGAGCGGCCAGATAGCCCGGAGGGATGTGAACTCCGAGCTTGCCTACATCGACATACCGTTGGGAGACAACAGAGAACGAGAGGTGCCTGTGGCGTTCCAGCTCGGTCAGAACCGAGCGGGAGGCTTGGATGTAGAACGATGCCGAGCCGTGTTCGAGCACACTCTCGTGTCCGACATCGAGGATGTGTTCGAGGTAGCCGGCGTTGGTCGCCGTCTTCGGGTTGGGCCTACCGAATGACTGGTAGCAGTTGCGGCCAGCGAACTCGGCAAGTTCGTCTGCGTCCGTCTCCTGGTCTCCGAACGAGCCGAAGCCGGGGTCCTCAAGTCCTGGGGTGCGGTGGGTTTCGTATCCGATCGCGCCGAGCGCGTCTCGGTCGATCTGGGTCGAAGCGATCAGTGTTGCGGTGGTCAAAGGTCTCCTCTCGGGGAGGGGGCAGGCGCGGTGTGCCCACCCCCTCCGTACGGTGTCAAGTCACCGAGCTGGATTGCCCGGAGTCAAGGCAGGTCAGTTGAGGAACTGCGCCTTGCACTGGTCGTTGCGGTCACGGCTGGGGCAGAAGAAGCCCTTGTACGGCTTGCCAGCCTTGGAGACACCCGACTTGAAGCTCATCTCGCCGTGCGAGCAGAACCGCTTCTCACCGTTGGGTGCTTCCTGGTACTGCGGTCGCTGCTGACCGCCACCTCCGTTACCGCCACCGCTCTGCTGACCTCCACCGCCGCCGAGCGATGCGAAGTGCTTGCCAGCGGACTGGACCTTCTCCATCGTCTTCGCCAGCAACGATGCGTTCTCACCGTTCACCTGATCGAAGGCATCCTGCAGGTCCTCGGCGTGGATGACGATCCACGGAGCGTCGAATCCGGTGCCGCCCTTGAAGGTCAGGACGACCTTGCCCTCGCCGGTCGGAGCTGCCTGGGTCTTGGTCGTGGTGGTGATGGGTGCCTCCTTGGGTGCTTCTGCGGGTGGGTTATCGAACGGGCTCGGAACTGCAGCCGTCTCGGTGGCAGGCTGAGCCTCGTCGGGAGCGGATGCGAACGGATCTGCGACTGTCATGTGTTCTCCTTCAGTGATTGTGTGCGGTGAATTGCGTTGCTGGACTATCGGATCGGGCACGCGCCGTTGGCGCAGTTCTCGTCCACGCCGTCAGCGACATCCTTGGCCGCTGCGGCTTCGTACTCGGCCTTGGTGAGACGTTCGTACGGTGACTGGGGCATCGACGCTTCGGGGAAGATCGTCGCTCCCTTGAGGACACCGCCGTACAGCTCGATGGCCTGTGCGATGTCCGCTGCTGTGTAGTCGGCAGGGTCGACGTTGGCGGTGTAGGACACCGCGTTGTCAGCCCAGCAGAGCTGGTACAGCGCCTGGAAGGCGAGCATCTCGTTGAGGGTGAGTTCGTCTGCACCCTGCACGAGCCGATCAGCTTCCTCGTCTCCGTAGATGTCCGCTACGGACTGGACCAGAGAATCCTTGGTGGGGATCGAGATCACCGAGGTGTTCGCCGCGTACTGGCACGGCTCCACGTGGTAACCCTGGGCCTTGTAGTCCTCCAGCGTCTTCACCTGATCCGGGTCGATGGTCGAGAGCCGGATACGACGGATGAAGTACTTCGAGAAGATCGGGTGGACACCCTCCGAGACACCGGGCATCTTGGCGATGGTCCCGGTCGGAGCGACCGTCCGATTCTTCACCGGAGCTGGGATACGGAGCTGGTGGGCGTAGTCCCGAGAGGCCTTGTCGACCACCTCAGCGAGCCAACGCAGCTCGTTGCGGAACCCTCCGTCCTTCGGTGCATCCGCGTACCGGATGCCCTGCAGAGCGAGGTAGGAAGCCACTCCCAAGTGCCCGACGCCGATGCGACGGTTACGAGCGAGTGTGTCCTGCTGCTTCGGATCGTTGACGTCACCGAAGGTGGCTCGGATCAGGAACCGAGTCATCAGCACGTGCGCCCGGTAGAGGCTTCGCACATCGACCGTTCCCTTGCCGCTCACGAACGCTGCCAGGTTGACGTGTCCGAGGTTGCAGTTCTCCCACGGGGTCAACGGGATCTCACCGCACGGGTTGGTGCAGACCACCGGGTTGGGCTCACCCTCGTTGGAGAGTGAAGAGTCCCAGTAGCCAGGCTCACCGTTGCGGATCATGCCCTCCGAGATGGCATCGAGCACCCTCATAGCGTGGTCCCTGCCGTCTTTGACCTGACGCCAGAACTCGGCGTCCACCTCGATCGAGATGTTGGTGGTCCAGTGCGATAGCGAGGTCTGCTTGATGTCGATGAACTCGAAGATCTGCTCGTCCTGCCAGTGCATCATCGCCATGCGAGCGGAGCGACGGTTACCACCGGAGACGACGCACTCAGCGATAGCGTGGTCGATCTCCATCGCCCGAATACCACTGAGCTGGAGTCCGTTCGATCCACCGAGGATCTCAGCGACCTTGTGCAAGAGCAGCGCCAGCGGTACCGGGCCTGAGGCCCGACCACCGAAGGTCTTGAGCCGAGCACCTGCTCCACGAACGCGGGAGACGTCGTAGACACGGTTGAAGTGGACGACCTCGGGCAGGTAGTGGGTGTCGATCAGGTCGACCATTGCAGCGGCCCAACCTTCTCGGGAGTCTTCGATCTCGAAGGCCCCGTACCAGTCCGAGTCGTACCGCTCGGAGAGCAGACCCTGTTCCTTGAGCGCCTCGTAGTCGGGATGCTCAGGGTCACAGACGATCTCGACCTTGAGGTCGTGGTGGATGACTCCGTAGTCCTGCAGGTAGCGGTTCGAGTAGTTGGCCCCGACGCCGCCGCCTTCCATCAGGCGCATGAACGTGAAGTCGAAGTGGTCCGAGACCTTCGGTCCCCAGTGCGAGACGTGGCAGTTGAACAGGTACTGCCGTCCCTTGACCCCGGACGCCCAGAGGTGGCGTCCTGCCGGGAGGATCTTGAACTCCTCCATCATCTCGACCAGCTCTTCACGCTCGGTCGGTAGGTGGTAACGCTCGTCCACCAAGCCGAGGTTGCCCTCGACTACCCGTCGAACCGTCTCGGGCCAGGTCTCTTTCGAGCCGTCAGGCTTGGTGCGGCTGTAGGTGCGGTTGTAGACCAGTTCGCCAGTTGGTCCCCACGGGATTGTCCGCTCTGTCAATTCGTCTCCTTCGCGTAGATGCCGCAGTAGGCTTCGAGGTCCTCTGCGGACCAGTTCTCCAGTCGAGGTTGAGGCTGGTCAGGGAACATTTCCGGGATGGTCCAGGACCGGTACATCTCACTGGCTGCCATGCCGTTGAACAGTGAGTCGAAGATGTTGTTCACAGCAGTCCCTCCGCTCCGAGTTGTGCGCTGACCTCGAACGGGTTCATTCCGTCGAAGTCCTCCAGAACGAAGCCCTCATCGAGCAGCTCTTGGGTCAGGAATCCGTCCATCTCAGTCCTCCCCGTCCCAGTCGTTGCCGGACTGTTTCCGGGCAGACTCGTTGGTGATAACCGGGCGGCTGCCAGGTCCTTCGTCCCGCTCGGAGAACCGTCGCTTGTGCGACTTGTTCATCAAGGTCGTCAGAACCGTGAGACCGTGTTTGAGCAACATCTTCTCGGCGTTGATCGTTGGGATCACGTCGTCGGCGTAGCGGCTCAAGATCGCATCGGCGTACTGAGGGGTTTTGTCGACCAGGACCACCAAAGCCTCGATGAGGTCGTGTACGGCCTCGTCCCAGCCTTCGATGTCATCGGTGAGCACCCCGAGCTTGAGAACTCGCTTGACCTCGTCGACGTTGTAGCGGTAGCTGCCCTTGAAGTAGTCGAAGTCGGCTCGTTCAGCCGACGCGAGCTGGTTACCGATTCCGACGATGGCCCGGTACTTCGGCTTGGAATCCATCCGCGTGATCTTTCGGATCGACCCCGGCGTCTCCAGCAACCGCAGAATGATCGACTGTTCCGCGTCTTCGGCATCCATGACCCCCGGCCACTGGTACTCGATGAACTTCGCGGCTTTGCGGATGTCGGACATCAGGGGTTCGAGTTCGTTCATTGTCAAGTGTCACACCTCCCAGGTGACTCCGTCGACCGTGAAACGGCCTCCGGTGATCGGAATGAGTTCGGGTCGGACGTGCTTGCCGTCCACGGTCAGTAGGCCGAAGCCCTGCTGCCAGTTGCCTGTGCCTCCTTTGAGGTACGTGGCGAGTTTCATGTTCATCAGGTTCCCGACCTCCATGCCGGTCACCGTCTTGCCGACCTCACCGCCGTAACCGGTCGTGTGAGAGCCGATTCCGAGTCGATGGGTGTGTCCCATGACCACGGAGGTTCCGAACTTCTTGGCAGCGTTCAGAGCCGTGTTTCCGGCGATCTGCGAGAGGCGAATGCCTCCCCGGTGTCCGTGGGTGGTGATCCACCCGGTGCGACCTTGTAGAACTCCGGCAGTAGCTCGATCCCGAATCCGTCGAAGTCGAGCAGGGTTTCGATGTTGAAGGCACCCGACTCGGCCAGTGCCGGCGCGTACTTCGAGAGGTAGACCCGAGCACGTTCGTCGTGGTTGCCTTCGTGGACCCCGATGGGTCCGTCGTAGACCTCGCGGAGAGGTCCTAGCAGTCGTCGCTTGGCCTGCTCACTGTCCTCGAACACCGAGCCCTCGAACTCACCTGCGGTGCCCTTGTTCCAGCGCGATGGCTGGGGAAGGTCGAGGAGGTCACCGATGTGGATGACCTCATCTGGCTGGTAGTCACCGATGAATCGGATGATGGACTTGACCGCCTTGCGGTCGTCGTAAGGGATCTGCGTATCGGAGATCACCACGATGCGCTTGCTCATTCACTCTCCTGTTCTGTCAGCTTGGGCGTCTTGGTTCGCTGAACCTTGCCGATGGCCCGGTTGAGGTACCACTGGGCTTTCTGAAGGTCCTGGAGCGTCTTGTCGGGGTCCTTCTTCCCGGCACGAGCGATGTACTTGAACGTCGTTGCCAGGTAGTGGTTGTCCTCGAAGAACGCTTCGATGACGTCGATCGCCTCCAGGCCCGACTCGGTCTGGTAGTGCGGCGGGTTGTTCACCAGGTCCATCTCAGAACAGTCCTTCCTGAATACCCTGTGCCAGAACATCTCCCAGGTTCAGATCGCCCAGGATCTCTCGAATGAAGCCCTCGGCTAGTTCGGACAAGGCCTCGGGACTTCCGGCCTGCTGGAGCGCAGCCAGAGCCGTTTTCGGGTCTTCCCAGCCCGAGACGCTGACCTTGACCGCCTCACCACTGGGGTAGTTGAAGGTGAGGGCAACCTCGTTGGGTCGTTCGTCGTCCTCGTCGTTGGAGACGGGGGTCAGGTTGGAGCAGTGGATGAACTGCTCGTTGCCGGATTCCAACCCGGTGACGAGGAGGTCTCCGTCCTGGTCCTCGGGGTTGAGGATTTCGACCTGCTCTCCCGGTTCGAGAGCGACATCGTCGATGTTGTTCTCGATGCCGTAGGAGGTGCGGAGCTGGCCGGTGATGTCTGCGATGGTTCCGACTGCGAGGTTGCGGCTGATCATGTGGTGAATCTCCATTCTGTACGGTGTCAAGTGTGGGACGGGCGAGTTACCCGAAGATCTTTTTGATGATGCGAAGCGGCCAGGTGGCCGTCTCATGGACGATGCCGTCCACGATGTTTCCGACTAGCTCTCGGGAGTCCAGGGACCCGGAGAAGTTGATCCGCTTGACCCCGTCGCTTGGTGGCAACGATGGCTGGATCGCCTCACGCACAGCGGCTTTGACGATGGACTCAAGCTCTGCGCGCTGCGCTGGTGTGAACCCCCGATTGATCACTTCACCAGCTCCTTGATCCGTTCGTCTCGGAAGCCGGTCCAGAAGGTGCCGTCCGGTAGGTAGACCAGCGGGACCTCTTGGACTCCGAGTGCCTCGGTCAGGAACCGGAAGGCAGACTCGTCTTCGGTGATGTCGACCGTGTCGTACTCGACACCGAGGTTGTCCATCAGCACCTTGGTTGCCCTGCAAGGTTGGCACCCAGGCTTGGTGTAGACCTTGATCCTGCGTGGTTCGATCACGATCTGATCCTTTCCAGCAGGGCGCTCTTACCCTTGCTGATCACTAGGGAGTTGACGTCTTCCCCTGGAGGACAGGGGATGACCTTCGCGTTGGGAAGGGTCTTGGCGACCGTGTTGGCGAAGCGCATTCCTGCGTCGTCGCCGTCCGCGAGGATGAACGCCTCTCGGTAGCCGAGGAACGGCTCACGGAAGTGGGCCTGCCAGGCCTCCGCGCCTGGCACCCCGACAGCTGGGATGCCGCACACCTGGGCCGTGATCGCGTCGATCTCACCTTCGGTGATGGCGATGGACGGGCTCTGTCGGAGCAAAGCCAGGGTGTTGAAAAGGCGAGGCCTATCGCCGGCTTGGGTCATGTACTTGCCGTGGCCTTGGTGTTCGTGGTCCTGGATGCACCGGAACCTGATCGAGACGACCGACCAGCCATGTTCCTGCGACCACCGGGTGTACGGGATCGCCAGTGACCCTCGGTGCATCTCATGACCAGGGAGTGGGTCGTCCACGTATCCCAGAAAGAACTTCCCGACCTCGTCCTGGACGCTCGGTGCGGTCAGTCCCCTCGTCACCAAATACTCTTCGGCGGGGCTTCCGGGCAGGCTTTGCATGTACCTCTCGGTGGCAGCCCGGAGAAACTTCCTCTGCGATTCTGAGAGCCGCTGCATATGTCACCTCCTCTTGTTGTCGGATGATCGCTATCGCGTCTCCCTTGACGGGACAGGCGAAGCACTTGAATGCGTTGTGAGTGAAAGAGACGCTCGCAGAAGGGGAGTCGTCTCCGTGGAACGGACACCGGCACGATGTCCAGTCGTTACGACCAGGCTCTGGCGGGTCCCATTCCGGGTGGTACCGGTGGATGACTCGGGTGATCAGTGGCTCATCGGTCATGGCTCCACCCTCGGGGGTCTGCAGGACCGAATGCGAGGTCATACAGGTCGTCGTCACTCACTGGCCGTCGCCTCCCAGAACGAGTGGGGAGAGCCGCAGCACTCACATCCCTGGGCGCTGACGTTCTCGCCGGTGATGGACTCGAACGACTCGATCGCTTCCTCCATCGTCGCCTCGTACAAGCGAGCGGATGAGGCCAGGCCACCGAGGAACCGTTCGCTTGAGTAGTAGTCGTTGTTCTTGAACCACTGGACATCCCAGCCCGCACGCTCCAGGGCGTACCAGTCCTCGTCGGTGAGCCACCAGCTCCCACCCGAGTTGTTCGAGTTGTACTCGATGTAGTTGTCCGAGACGACCTGCCCGGTCAAGGCGTCATCCAGTACCAGTTCCTTGCTCATTCAGTGCTCCATTCGTACGGTGTCAAGTCAGACAGCATCAGGAACGATCCGGGTCCCGATGACCCGTCTCGCAGGGGGGCTACTGAGGTAGCCGATTGCTCGCTGGAGGGCCTGAGCATCATCTCTCAAGTGTCCCAGCACATTTCGATTGCACGGTGTGCAGAGGAGTCCTCTGACCTCACCTGTCGCGTGGTCGTGATCCACCGACAACCGCTTCCGGCTGCCGTTGGCGCGCTTGCAGATCGCGCAGACCTTGCCCTGGGACTCGTAGATCGCCCAGTACTCATCGGTGGTGATGCCGTACGTTGCCTCGATGTGCTTGGCATGAGTCGCGGTACGGCGGGTGTTGCGTCGGACTCGGTGATGGGAAGCGCACCGAGGTCCGGGGTGCGGAGCCTTTCGCTTCGAGGTGATCCCCTCGGACTCACAGTCGATGCAGACCCTCACCTTGGGTTTGGGAGCCGCCTTCACCCTGGTAGCTGCCACATTCTCACCTCCTTCCTATTCGTACGGTGTCAAGTTCGGGACCTCATACTCGGTGGTGAGGTACCTCTGGATGTCCTCGCAGTCCGGTGACCGGAAGGGCCGGATCGCGTTGTAGAGGAACGCTCCCTGGAACGTGGTCTCGAAGGCCTTGCTGAACGAGACCTGCGTGACCTTGTCGTGAACGCGTCGGAACGTGCGCCCGGAGGCGAAGAAGTCATCGACGAAGACCCAGCCTCGACCGAGGTGTCCCTCGAAGTCCAACCAGGAGTGCGTACCGTCACCGGGCTTGCGGACGATCAGGAAGTTGACGCCCAGCGCCCGAGCGAGCGGCGGGATCGCCAACGCACCCGAGAGGCCGGTGCCGACCAGGGTGTCGAAGTGGACGCCATCGAGGGCATCCCTGGCGTTGGACTCAAGCAGGTCCGGGTCGTAGACCTGCTCCATGTACGAGACAGTCAAGTCGAGCGTGTCTCCGGGCAGCATGTTCTCTCCTGGTTCATTGTCAGGTGTTGTATGCGAAGTCTCGGATGGTCATCCTGTCTCCGATGAACTCCAGCTCGGCGGCGTCGACCCCGGACGGGTCGGACTTACCGCCTCTGTTCTTCACGGTGGATACGAACAAGGTGTCCGATCCGAAGTCGAGATCCGAGGTCTGACGGTGCAGCGTGAGCACCATCTCTGGCACTCGGGTGATCTGCCCCTTCACACCTGACAGCGGGATAGCTTTGTCCGCGTCGTTGTACGCACCGGTCACGTGGTGGAGGCCGATGACACACGCGCCGGTAGCGCGCCCCATGTCGTGCAGGTAGTCCATCAGCGATTCGAGGCCGGCAAAGGGATCGTCGTCCCCGTCACCGCCTGAACGGACGTTGGTCACGTTGTCGATCACCACCAGCGACGGGAAGTCGCCGTAGACCTCCTCGTATGACCTCATCGAAGTCTCGATGTTGTCCAGCGAGGGAGATGCGTTGTAGTTGAACCGGATCGGGATGCCGTTGAAGGCTTCCTCTGCCTCGCCAAGCTCGCCGGTCAGCACCGCCTTCGCGGACTGATCGAGCGACCACCCGGTCATGATCGACAGCGACCGTGTGAGCTGGGTGAAAGCATCCGAGTCAGCCGAGAAGTACAGCGTCGGTACCCGAGCTTTGAGCGCCATCGTCAGCACGAAAGCTGACTTGCCGGTGCCTGGGCCTGCAGCCACGAGCACGAGCTGTCCCCGAAGGAACCTGGTGCCCTTGGTCTCCAGTGCCTCGAACACGGTGGGCAGAGGCTCGCCAGCGGAGCCTCGGATGTGTCGGCTCTGCAGCAGGGTGTAGATGTCAGACCTCCTTCACTTGTAGCCCTTGGGAGCACGGGCGTCGTGGATCGGAGCACCGATCCGGCCCGCCAGGCCTTCGGCGTCCATCGCGTTCTGCATCGCCCTCATCAACTGCGTGCCTCGCAGGGAGAGGAGCTTGGCGATCTCGGGACCGGGCCAGCCGTTCCGCTGGAGCCTGAGCACAGCGGCGGTCTCGTGTGGAGCTGGAGCCTTGAGCTTCGGGTCCTGCGGGTTGAACTCGGGGGGCTCCTTGTGGAAGATGCCCATGTCTTTCTCCTTTCGTACGGTGTCAAGTATCAGCCAAAAGCAAAAGGGCACGACGCTCCTTGCGGGATGTCCTACCTCGGTTGCATTTCGGACAGGACGGGACGATGTTGGTTACCGAGTGCGGTCCCTTCGCACTGAGTGGTATCAGATGGTCCAGGTCGTAGTCATCGGACAGCTCGATGCTGCAGTGGAAACACTCACTCCGACTGATTCCTACAGCTTCCCAATAGGCGAGTAAGTCTTCCGACTTGACCGCTTCGACTTCAGAGCCTGCTTTTCTAGCCCTGGAAGCACCCACCTTCAAGCGGTTGTACCAAGGATCTACCTCCAGGCGCTTACGATCACTTGCCCACCCGTTGGCTCTGCCCCACTCCCTCCTATTCCTGGTGAGTCGTTCTCGATTCTCCTTCCCATACCTCTTGAAGTGGGCACGTTGACAGAGGCGGCAGTATCCCTGCAGCCCATCAGGGTTCCTCCGGTTCTTGTTGAACTCCGAGGCCTTCTTGCTCGTCTCGCACCGAGGACACATTTTGTACATTGTCAAGCCTCACCCCACAGCAAAAGGGCACGATTGATTGACATCACAAAAGGCGCACTTGCTCGGCTCTGGATCAGCGTCGAACCTCTCGGCCTGGATGTTGGCTTCGAGTTCGTGGAACTTCTCTGTGACTCGCTCCTTGGTCCATTCTCCGATCTTGTATGGATAGGTGGGCTTCCCCGACCGGCCCATCCAGTAATCACCTATCTGTGGTGCCTCGATTCCGTACTGCTCAGCGAGGGCTACCGAGTAGACACCGAGCTGAAAGTCGTCACCGGGGGTGTTACCGGTCTTGTTGTCTCGAACGATCACCTTGCCTTCCGTTTCGATCACTGCGTCGATGAATCCTCTGACGGGCACTCCGTCGAGGTCGATGTCGAACCCCAGCTCGATGCCTGGTGTCCCATCAGGAGCTATCCAGATCACTTCTTCGGGGTGTTCGGTGTACCAGTCGACGTACTTCTCGACCTGTTCCAGACCGATACCGAACCTGCGTTCGATGTCCCTCTCACCCGCGTAAGGGCCTGAGCGGAACCAGAAGTCGAAGTTCGGCGTTGTCTCTGCGTACTTGTTGGTGTGTTCGACGTACGAAGTCTTGTAGACCTCTTGGGCGTCTTCCACCGTCATCGTCCTACCCGAGCGTTCCCAAGCCTCTGCTGCCTCGTGAACAGCGGAACCTTGAGGGAGCCAGGCTGCTGGCCGTTGCCACACCTTGTCGATTCGGGAGAGTTTGTAGGCAAGGGGGCATCGCTCGTACTGGTTGAGCTGAGACACGCTCCTGTGCATCCGGGCTACTTCCCCGGTCGGTTCTGTCATGCGGCACCTTCCCTTTCTGCGGAGTGGATCAGATAGACGGTCAGATCTGCTTCCCCGAACATCATGTTCGGGTCTGGCACTCTCTCTTTGATCACCTCCTCGTGCGGATATTCGAGAAGCTCGGCGATCGGTTGATACGCCGGGTCAGAATCCCGGACCAAGGGGCTCCTGTACACGAGGAGGCCCTTGGCGCTGGACATTTGGAATGACGCTGCGTGCAGGAAACCTGGATGAGAAACCTCCAGATCCTGGTCCTGGGACGGCGGGTTGAGCACGTGCGGTTACCTTTCTCATGGCTCCCTCGGTGGGAAGCGCCAGATCATTTTTCCTTCGTCGGTGAGGTGGGTGTACTCATTGACCCGGATCAGAAGATCGTCGTCGTCGGGTTCCCTGTTACGGAATGCGAAGCCTCCCACAGAGGAGACGCCTCTCTCTGGTGGTAGCTCGGGGTCGAACTCGACCACCAGGTTTCCGTCGCGGAGTCTTTTGTAGAAGGTGCGGAGTCTCTTGAGCTTGTCCTCGGTCATGCCCACGCCTCCGGTTGCCACGTACTCTCCGTGGTCCCGAAGCCTTCGGTAGGGCGATGACTGGCCCATGTGAACCGGCACATCCCAGGGGAAGTGCTGGAGCACCTGCTCTTTCGGTGTGAGACGTCCTCCGTACGTGTGCTTGATCCAGGACACGTACTGCCTTGTCACTCCGTACATTTCAGCGATCTCGGTCTGTGAGTAGCCTTTGTTCTTGAGGTCTTCAACCTCCGCGAGCGATAACTTTCTCGCTCGTCGGTCCTCGTTTTTGTTCATTGTGCCTCTCCCGTGGCGTGATATTCAGTTCTGTTGCCAACCTAAGGTCGACCTTGTGCATTGTCAAGCCGCCTTCCCCGCTCATAGGTCCAACATTTCAGTGTGTCGATCGTCGTCAAAGGCACCTGAGCTTTACAGATGCCAGCGTTTTGTATCACATTCAACGACCCGGCGCTACTACGACCGGTCGTACGGTGTTCTGTTGTCTGGCCGATATTAGATCTTCCCTCCGACAAGTACCTGGGTGCCGGTCAAGTACGCGGACTTCGAGCCTTCAAACCGAGCCTCACTGCCGGTGTGGACGAACGAGTCGTACTTGTAGGGGTTGTAGGTGATGGTCGAGCCGGTGAAGGCTTGAGGGTCGAGTGAGGACAGTTCACCGACGATGCCTGCGTGTACGTTCTTGCGCTTCTCCCTGATGACCCGTTGCCGGCCAACCTCCGAAACCTTGCCGGCGGCGTTGGTGAGCAGGACGTGATCCGACCGGGCGATGACTCGACCCTTGTCGGGTCCTTCCAGGGCTTTGACAGACCAAGTCTGTCGATGCAGGTTGCGGTACACGAAGACTCGCATGGTGGCTTTCTCCTTACGTCTGTTCGGCTCGTTCAGCGATGCACTCGTCGTCATCGCATTGGCAGTGCATGTCTCCGCAGTCATCTACCTCGGCGTGGGCTTCGATCCATGCCTTTGCGTCGTCGGCTCGATCGTTGGCGAGGAACAGATCAGCGACGGCTTCGACCTCGGGACAGGTCAGGTTCGGCCCGATGTCGTAGGCGGTGTCTCCACTCATGGTGTCCAGGAAGCGTTCGAGCGCGAGGCTGGGTGAGAGGGGAATGGTGTCGGTCATGATGTCTCTCCGTTCAGAGGAAGGCTCGGAAGGCGTCGATGTCGATCTCAGCGACACCTTCTGCAGGAGCTGGTGTCTCGGTCCCGTCGTGCCAGGTGACACCTACTGCGGGGGTGAGGGGGTTGGCTGCGAGGTACTCGCGGATCTCGTCGGTGGTCATGGTCATGGCGATTCCTTTCTCAGGCGAGTGCGAACTCGTTGTGTGGGATGTACTCGAACGAACGATTGCGGAAGACCACCAGCGCGAGATCGCGGCCAGTGGTGTCTTTGTCAGCGCCCCAGATGATCCGAAGCGGTTTGATTCCTTTGATCATGGTTGCCTCTCTGGATTGTTGAATCGTGAAGTCTGAGTGGAGAACCCCGAGGCCCAAGGCCGAAGCCTTGGACCCGAGGCACACGACTCAGGCGTCGATCAGGACCTTGTCGAGCATGGCGATGGTGTCCAGATCGTTCTGCTTGGTCTTGCCGGTCACGGCGTTGGACATGTTCCGTTCGGCACGGGTCATGCCTTTCACGCCCTTGAGGTGGTGCTCCCAGGTGTTGACCGCCTGGACGACACCGAAGGCGGTGCCTTGCCAAGGAGCCGCACGATGATCGGAGCGGTACATCGAGATCAGCTCGTCTCGCTTGGAGTCGGCCAAGGTCTGGGCTCGCCCCTTTTCATCGGGACGTGGTGCCCAGAGGTCGAGGAAGTCTCCGAACTGGCGGTTCGATACCTCGATGCGGCACAGAGCTGCAACGTCAGCGGCGAAGGTGTCAGCGGACTCGACCAGGATGCCGAGGGCATCGCGGGCGTTCTCGATCTTCGGCTTGGAGTAGCGCGAGTGCTTGATCTTGAACTGGCGACCCGAAGCCTTGGCCTCAGCGAGTGCCCAAGCGTGGGTGTTGTCGCAGACAACGACGGTGTTGACCACCGAGAACGTGGTCGAGAGCGAGCCGTCATGGCTTGTCGATGCCAGGATCGAGGAGCGGAAGTCCAAACCTTCCGGGGTCTTGACGTTGCCGGGGCGTTCGATCTGGACCCAAGCCTGTCCACCCTGGCGAAGCAGGCCAGCGGAGCCGATACCGAGCACGTCGTCGGTGGCTGCCAAGCCTTCCGGGGTGATGATCGAGGCGGTGCCGTCGAGCAGCGTCTCGGAGTACTGGTGACGTTCGTAGCCCATCTTGAAGATGCCGAACGCGTGGCCGGTACCGGAGTGGAAGATGACCTGGCGAGAGTCGTCGGTCATGACTCGAACAGGGTTGCCAGCAGCGTCGATGCCGGTCATGTCTTCGATGGTGGCCGGGACCGAGTACTGCAACGGTGCGGACTCAGCGGTCCAGTCGAACAGGCGACGCCTCACATCTTCGACCGGGACGAAGCCTGCGTAGTGGTTGGACTCGTCGCCCTGCAGTTCCTCGCGGTAGTGCCATGCGTGGCCGCGCTCGTCGGTCATACCGATCAGGGTCGAGAGGTTGAGGTGGGTAAGCGTTTCGCGGGACAT